TATTTTTATTTAATACCGATAGTACAGTATTCCTTACTGAGTTTATCATTTTTAAAAGGTTTTAACAAAGATAGACAAAAAAAAGAGGCCTCTTTTGAGGCCTCTAATTCGTAATAATGAGTGGAATACCTTAAGGTAATACAGTCACAGCGATTGAAGTTATAGTCTGACCACTAGGTAGAGCTACCGGTACTACAACATTTGTCCAGCTTGTCTCTGCAGCAACGACTAAAGCGTCATTGATTGCGTCAACCATAGCTGAAGTTGAGCCAACTGTTACCATTTTTAGGTGGTGATTAAGGCTGCTCGCTACATAAATGCGAACCTCAGTTGCAGATATTCTCTCAACAAAGCATCCGTCTCCACAAGGAACATTCTGTGTTCCCTCTCCTGTTACTAAAGAAATATATTTTGCCATCAGTTAAAAATGTTAGATGTTAATAAAGTACAAAGATACTCAAAAAAAAAGACCCCATCTCTGAGGTCTCTCCTTGTGTTTAGGTATTTTATTTCTGCTTTTCTAAAAGCTTAAGTGTTTCAACACCTTCGTCACTCTGCAAATATGAAGCCACAATATAGTTAGCAGACTCCCCAAAAGGAACCGTCAACATTTTTGTTTTGTTATTGGGTAAGTTAAAGTATACGTCTTTGTTTTTATTACGCATCCCTAGCAGTCCATCTTCAAAGAACTTAGCAACCTTGCTCTCTAGCTCAAGCATAGGGTCGTTAAGTAAATCTAAAAACTCAAAAGGGTTCTGCTTGGCAAAGACCAACACATCTCTTTTTAACTCTGCGGTAGTCATCTTGTCAACAGAAGCGCCTAAGAGAACACGAGATATGTTCTCAAGCATGTCTAGTGTTAAGCTACGAGCTGCAATCAAAGCATCTACCTCCGCGTCAAGGCTCTGAACCTCTTCTTTAGCCTCAGCCTCTTTGTTAACCTCTACAAATATATCACCAAACCCAGGGTGGTAAGATAAAAACTCTTGGAGAACAGGGTTGTCTTTAGGAACATGCAAAAAGCCATCATCAAAGATTATAGGCTCAACAATAGCAGTTCCATCTTGCTCGTCTTCAAAAGGTGATTTTTGGTTTCTAGCATATCGAAGAGGTCGATTGCTAGTCCCGTCAAAATACAATAGAGGCTTACGACGAGTGTGTCGTGATGATAGCATAAATGATAATGGTGGGGTTTTTCTTTTTAGGACATAGTTCATGTCCACGGAATTCTTATTTTTTTTCATTAGATATAATTTAATATGATTTAAAAAAAGGGAGGGTGTTTAAACACCCCCCCCGTTGAGTTTATTTATCCTTCAAACAAGAAGAAGTTGTTAGCACCTAAAGTACAAACAGCACGCTCAGAAAGGTAGTTAACCTCCATTGCGTCAAGATCGCTTGTAGCAGCGCCTCCTGCAGAACCTGTGATCCAAGTCTTATATCGACGATCTTCAGTCTCTGAAGCACGATATCTAACGTGAAGGAAAGGACGCTTAGCGTTCTTACCAAGAATTTGGTCATAAACAGTAGTAGATCCAGCAGGAACTAAAAGCCCTGAAATCTTACCAGCATTTAAACCACCACGCATAGTTGGGTCGTTCAAGTATTTCCAGTCAGTCTTATAGAAGTCATAACCACGAGAAAATCCTTTGAAACCTAAGTTTAAAGCCATCTCTTCGTCATTATCAAACAATCCGTAAGAAGTACCACCTGCTCCATAAGCGTTTTGTGAAGCCAACATATCGTCAACGTCAAAACCGAACTGACGGTTTAAGAAAATAACATTCTCTTGGATAGCTCCTTGCTTGTCTAATCTTTCGATCATAGCATCAAAGTCAGCCAATGTAGTTGGATTTCCTCCAGACCAAACATTACCTCTAGCTCCCACAACGTGGAAGATACCTTCAGATCCTTTGTTTCCAACATCAGCTGCAGCAGAGCCAGAAGCACCTGCAAATCCAATAGCTCCTGATCCAGCAGCAGCAGGAACAGCCTCAACCATAGCAGTCTCTAGGTAGTCCTCAAAACGTAGACGAGTCTCGTGCTCTGATTTCATGTACCATAGGTATCCAGAAGCACCATTCTCAGTAGTTACCTCTACCCATCCAATCTGAGCCATGTCAGAACCAGAAACAGCATATCTGTCTTTGATAATGATAGGAGAGTTCTCAAAAATTGAATCATCAGCCTCTAAAGAATCAGTCATTCCATTTGTTCCTTTCTTAAATTCAGAACCATAGATAAAGACAGTGAACTTGTCAGTTGTAGCTGCAGTCATACCGTTTGCTTCATAGAAAGCAACAGTGAATTCCTTAGCGGCATAGTCTACTCCAGTTACAATAGCCTTATTAGTTGTTGAAAGAGCATTAGCGGAAAACATAACAGTCTGCCCAATTCTGATAGCGATACCTCCAGTGTTTGGATTAAGCGTATCGTTAACATCAAATGTTGCAGTGTCTGCATTAGTTAAGCCCGATTTTGGCGTAACATCAACATACTTAGTGTGAAGTCTTCCTTGCTCAGCCCATTTGATAAGGTCAGAGTTAGAAGGCATTTCAGCGCCAACCATTCTCAAGAAAGAAGCTACGGTACGGTTACCGTATCTCTCAAATTCCTTTTCATAAGTATCAGGAAGATACTGATTCAAGAAATTGAAGTTAGTAATATAATTTGTGGCAAGCGCTACGCGCTCGGCACTGGGTTGTAAGTCAAACCCGGGAACTGCATCTACAGCCATAATAATTTATTTTTAATCATTTATTTTTATTTGAACGGATCCTCAAGCCACGACCAGAGTCATTGCTTACGGACTTCACGTTGAACCCGCCTTTACTAAGAGTCTGTGGCGCTTGTCTAATGTCCATGTTAATGTTCTTAGACTTTCTAGCTACATTATCTACAGCGTCCGCCATGCCTTGTTCATAAAAGAACTTAGCTGCGCGTTCTGGGTTCATCGCCATCGCTAGGGCTTTATGGTATCCTTTGGCGTCATCAATAACACCATCTTTATTAACGTACTTTGAAATAAAGTTGTTAAGATCAGATTGAGTCTTTTTGATTTCCGCAGTTTCAGCCGGAGAGTAGACTATATCCCTATCATTAACCTTGAATTCAAAACCTTTGAATTCGTTATTGAAGTATTCGTCAGTCTTCTTTTGAAACCATTCGTACTTTTTAAGTTCATCCTCTTGGGCACTTAAAACCTTCGCTTGATATTCCTTGTAAGCATTGATTTCTTCTTGGTCTTTTGTAGAAGAGACCCCTGGGCTTGACTCAAGAGGGGCTTTGTACTTCTCTTTTTGATCCTCAAAAAAGTTCTTTGCTTTAGCAAGTTCTTTTTTCTTAGCTACCTTCTTACGCCTAATGTCTGACTCTTCATCAATCTCTTTATCATAACCGAACTCTTCTTCGATCATAAAAGAAATGTCATCACCGTCAAGGCCATCTTCTTTGTTGGCGTAATATCTCGCTAAGAGAGTATTGTCGTCTAGGTCATCAAAGTCTTCATTTAGTTTCATGAAGTCATTAATGCCTCGACCTGTTTCTTTTTTATACTTTAAATAAGCCGACACATCTTCTGGTAAATCTTCAGCTTGCTCTCTTTCAGAAAACAATTGATCTACAGAGTCAATCTGCTTATCATAGCGGTTTTTAATATATGAAAGAACGTCTTCCTCTTTAAGTGAGGAACTCTCTTTTTCAGCTTCTACAACCGGAGCCTCCTTTGGTGTTTCCTTTGGAGCTTCCTTTATGGTTGCTTCTTCTGTATTCTTTTCTGAGGTCGTTTCTCCTTGAGAAATTTCCTCTTCGTGTTTGGCTAACAATTCGTTTTCAACTTCTTGAACAGACTTTGTTTGAGCCTCACCGACTTCTCTTACTTTTATTTCCATGGATTTAATTTAATTGATACAAAGTTAATAATTATTTATTTCTCTTTTTTCCGCTCGCTTTTTTTTTCTATACGCCCTCATTGCATCTCGTTTGTCCTTTCCTTTTTTCCATGAGCCAGCAGCAAACCTCTCAGCTCTCCTTTCCTTTTTAAACACATAAACCTCTCCAGCCTCTAAGGCTTGCTCGTAGGATTGTGGTCTAGCCTTCTCTTTTCCTTTAAAGGTTATAGTGGGACTTGCCGTGTACACAGTCTTTCCTTTTTTGTTTTGACCCTCCCCATACTCCATCAATACAGTTTTTTCTCTGTTGGATTTATTTCTGTCTAAATTTCTAAGGTGTCTTTTGCGTCTCTTTTTTATTGGTTCAGGCATGTTATCTAGGGTTAAACTCCGCTAGGTCAAAGCCATCTAAGGAGTCTTCATTAGACTCAAACTTTATAGGAGGAAGGTTGTTTTTTCTTTGATTTATAAGCTTTGATTGCTCAGAGTTTTGTTGACTTATACGTTCAGATTTTGCATCCTCCTTTGATTTTTCTCTTTCATTAATTGAAAGTTGAGATAGTCCTTGAATTTGCATTTGATACTGAAACTCAGTTGACATTAACTCTTTCTTAAGCATGGCCTCATTCTTTAACTTTTCTATCTCAAATGCCACATCTGCTTGTCTATATTGCATCTTAGACTGGGTTTCAGCTTGAATTTTTTGCATAGCAATTTGAGCTGCCATTTGTTGTGATTGCGAATTTATTTGAGCCTGAGTCTGTTGCTTAATCATCTCTTGCTGTTGTTTTTGAGCTTCTTTTTGAGTTCTTTTAACTTTTAATAATTGATTTGCAACTTTAATGTTTTTGATTTCTCTAATGTCAATAGCATCCTCTAAGCCAATAGCATCTCTAGATAGAGCCATTTGAATGTTTGCTTCAAGCTGAGCTTTCTGTTCTTCATCTGGAGACATTTCTATAAAAATTCCAAAGTCATATATATATAAGTCTTTTATTTGATTTAAAAGACGAACATTATACTTGCCTATTTGCATAGCAAACTCTTCTTTAAAATCAGCATATTGCATAATATCTGCAACCCTACATGATAATGATTCAGCCAAAGTTCTAGTTATATATAAACTGCTATCTAATATATGTCTAGTTGCCGTGTTAGAGTTTAATGCGGCTAGTTTTTGAACACCAACCAAAGCATTAGGGTCTGGTGTTGATCCATCTCTAGCTTCATTTAGTCCCGTAACAGATCGGATCATACCCATATAATGATTATAGTTGCCAATCAAGGCAGACATTTTAGACTGACCAGAGTTAGATGTTAATTGCTGAATAGGAACTCTAGCGTTATTAAATTCACCGTCTTGTGTATAACTTCGACCTACAACACTACCCGTTTGAAAGTATAAACGAAGTGCGTCTTCAGGATTGTATGCAGCGCCAGTTCCTAAGTCTACTTCATTAAGACCATCTGCATCAATAAAGACACCATCTGGCACTATCTTAGAGATTACTTGTTGCATCTTTAAGTGAGTGACTTGAATCAAATCCGCAAAAGGAATCATCCTTCTAACCAAGGACTCTATATTGCCTTTATACATTCTAGGAGCGCTAGCCACATAGTTTGGCATTGCGTACTGAGAAGCAGACTGAGGTCGAACCATGTTCTCCATCATTTGCCATTTAAGCATAATGTTGGTTCCCATAACCATAACACCTTCATACCAAACATCAATGGTCTTTTCAACCTTAGTAAAGTTTCCCTCTTCCATCATCTCTTCTGGAGGGTTAAAGGTGTCATCCTTTTCTATCACTCTTGAATTTCCGTTGTCTATGTCTTTCTTTTTATATACAAACTTATTTGTAGTCTTATAATTAAAGTACATAAGGGTAGCAGAATCTCTGCTAAAAATGTCATTTTGATACTGCTCTGCTACATTAAAGTAATCATACCAGCTCTGACTATATTTTGATATTGTCTCTAAATCTTCGTTAGTAAGACTAGGATCAATTTTAATAAGCTCAGTAATTGGTAAAGTTTTAATTTCACCCCAATAAAAACAATCTTTAAACTCTGGATCCTCAGTATAACTATAAACTACATTAGCGGGATCAACATAGCTTACTTTAACTCCATCGCCTGGCAAAAACTCTTGCTTAGTGATTCCAATACCGATTGTTGTCAAGTCATAGTCTACTCTTTTACGAATATCAGAGTAATGATTTTCTTCTAGTAAGGTGTTAATTGCTTGCTCTTCGGCAATTTCAATAGCTGGTTTATAGTTTAATTGCATATATAATGCAAGCTCCTCATCATCGTTGGGAAGTTTTGCGGGATCCACTGTGAATGGATCAATGTCAAATGTTTCAGACATAACAGACAGAACTTCTTTAGAAACCATTTCTGTTTCTATGTTTTCTTGAAATTTATTTCTATTTTCCGCAGATAAAGCATCTTGAGCATATGCTTTTACTTCAAACTGACGGTCTTGCATTCCGTTTACGACAATATCTACAAACTTGGGAAGTATAGGAACCGGTGTCCAGTCTAAGTTTAAATAGCTTAAATCTCCATCAACAGATAGCTCATTTTTGTATTTTGCAACGGACTGCTCGCCTCTCGCGTAGAGTCTTAAACGATTAAAATCACGCCATTGACCGTAGTATCTACAAGACCCACTGTCTCTTTTAAACCACTCATACTGAATGGATTGACCTATTTTAAGTCCAAATTCTTGAGTAGCTTTCTCCGCATCAGAAACAAACTGACTTGGGAAACCTGAAGGTGAAATGTCAATACTTACCTCTTTCATTTACTGTAATAGTTCGCTGAACGAGCCACGGTTATTATATCTAGCAAAGTTAACGCTTATTTTTGATTGCTTTTGCTCAGGTAGATACATGTGTTTTTGATTAGCCATACAAGCTAAACCAGAGCTTATAGTGGCATCAAATTTCGTTCTATTGTTAATATCAAATCTTGCCCAGTCTTCTAAAGTGCGAACAAAAGGCATAGATCCCATGTCACCACTTTCTCTATATGTTCCCTCCATATCTACACCAACATACTTCTCTATATAAGACTCTACTGC